TAATGCTGGTATATTTCATAGTGATTTAAAAGAATGGGCTAATATTACAGATAATATCCAAGTATTAAATAATTTAAAATATTAATATATAAAATGGAATATATAAGTTAATTTATAAAATGATATTACATATCATTTTATATTTGTTGTTCGCTTCGCTCTCAACTAACGGGCGAAATTAATTTATATATTTTAATATGATGTTTATATCATAAATAATCTTAATATAAAAGAAAATTTATATTAAATACTATGGATAATATAGAACCAACTGGTTTATACACACTTGATGAATTTAAATTAAGAGTAAATCATACAATTGAAAATATAAAAGGAATATTTAATCATTGGGTTATTGATGATAAATATGAAATGGATATATTAAGAGCTAAATCGTTTGGCACAGGTTTTACACCAAGACAATTTGCCAATATAATAGGTTCTCTGTGTGAAGAAATGTTAAAATTAACAAATAGAGATTATTGTGATTGGGCTCAAGATACAGGAGGTCAATTATATACATTAATAAATGAAGAAATTGAAAGATTGGGAAGTGAAAATTTATTAGATAATTATACTGATAATGAAATATATGAATTGATTATGAATATAGTAAGAGATAATTTACATGAAGAAGAAGGAAGTCTTATTTACTGTTTGATTAAAGAGTAAGTTTATTATAAATATTTAAATTAAATATTTATAAAAATTATTCTTCATTATTTTCAATACCTAAATAATCATTTATTGAATCAAGTATTATATTTTTAAGATTATCCATAAAATCATTTTTATCATTGTAGCTATTTAATATACTAATCTTTTCATTTTTATTTTTTGTATCAGAAATTTTATATTCAATTCTTTCAAAAAATTTAATAATAAAATGAGGCCTTTTATCAATATCTTTATCTTTTTTATATTCAGCAATTAAATTTTTTATAATTTTATCTGGTGTTAATTCTTGTTCTGAATTTTTTGTTATTTCTTCTGTCCAATATTTATAAAAATTAAATAAATATTTGCTTTCAATCTCATATTTATTTAATAATTTATTTTTTATATGATCTAATAACATCATTTTATTTTTAATTATTAAATTTTCTTCATTGTTTTTCCATTCAAATATATGATATATATCATTATCTAAAGAAAATACAATAGTTATAATCTTTTTATTAGCAAGTTTATTATAATCTTCTAATGATTTATTATATTCTTCTTTATCAACATCATCATTTTCTGGTTTTTTCATACTATTTATTAAAAAATCATCATATATACTATCAACTAAAGTTTGATTATAATTTAAATTATTAAATTGAGGTTTAATATATACAATAAATATATTATTTTGATCATATCCAATTAATCTAAATTTTTTATATAATTTAAAATCAGTATTCATACCACTATATTTTATAATATGATTTATTAACCAATTAACTTTAGGATATTTATTTAAAAAAATATCATATATTTTACCAATTTTTGATATATTTTCATAATGTGATAAAAGATAATTATTCATATTTTTAATATTATTATTTGTATCTAAAATTATTTGATTATTAAAATGTTTTTTACATAAACATTTTTCATGTCCTTTTCCTTCAGTATCAAATGCTTTACTATAAATATCAATTATATTATATAATTCATTAATAGTAATATCAGTATATATTCCATCATCTGATACTTGTATCATATAATATAAAATAACACTTTCAAATGGGCATAATATATCAATTTTATCATTAAATATATCCTTTAATTTTTGTTGAATATTTATCATAAAAGAATTTAATATTTGAAAATATTTATGATGATCTCTACCAGTATCAGATAATTTTAAAACAGATATTTTGTTTTTATTTAGATAAATATTATATTCTTGCCATGAATCAGATGTAAATATTTTTTCTTTCATAATATTATTAAAAACTTTTTGAATTTGTTTTTTAACAATAGAATCTTTATTTTTTATTTCGTTATTAATTATTTTAATATATAAATAAATAATCATTGAAGTATATCTTATATTATGATGACCCATATCAATAACTATTTTATTTTCTTCTTTATCTGATAATAATGATATACTTTCTGCATTATTAATAATACTTTTAAATAATATATCAAAATTATCATTTGTTTTTAATGAATCTATCATTTGATCATATCTATATGATTTTTTTATTGTTAAATTTGGTTTAATTTTTAAAATATTTTCACTATCATTTTCTAAAATATATTTCTCAATTTTTTGATTAAAATCATCCCCATTTGATTCAAATCTAATATATAATTTTTTTTTCATTCTAGTTATAGCTACATGAATTAAAGAATCATATATTAAATTATTAGTTTCATTACTAAATCTGGTTAATCCTTGTTCTGTTAATCCAATAACAAATACTACATTTCTACCATCGCCTTTAGATGTATGAATAGAAACTAATCTTGTGGCTTCTTCTGATTCAGATAATTGAATTGATGAACCTTCTTCTGATTTATGAAAAATAGCATATCTTATAAAAGTGTCATTTTTATTTTTTTTATTCCAATACATATTAATAGATGTTTCAAGAGAATTACATAATGGATTTTTAGTAGTAAAAGGCGTAACAATTAAAAAATCCTCAGGTTTATAATTATTTTCTGTAACTTCTTTGATATAATATTCCATAATTTTTTCAATTTCTGTATTAATTTTTGATTCATCAGTTTCAGTAGCAAGTATACGTTTTCCTTCAAATAAAATAAGTGGATTGTCATAAGTTTCATCCTTATAGGGTGTAATTTTAGCTAATGAATAATTATTAAATGGAATCATATTATTAACAAAATTTACTAATTTTTGATGATAAAACCTTCTACAAATATTAATTGATTCAAAAATATTTTTATTTATATATGGAAAATCATTATCTAATAGATAGGAAAATGTATTATCTTTATTTACTAAACTTTGTAATTTATCACCTACAATATAAGCATCAATATATTTATTTCTCATAATTTGAATAATTGCTTTTGCATAATCAATTGATAAATCCTGCATTTCATCCCCAATTAAACAAACTTCTTTATTTAATTTAAAAGAAATACCGCTATATTTAATAGAATGATCATTTTTTGAAAGATAACCATCTATAATTGAATTAACTAAACTTGCGAATTTATTTAGTCCTTCGTGATTTTTATTTCCTAAACAAAACATTAATGAATCAATGGTACCAATAATTAATTGACAATTTGAATTAGTTTTTTCATTTAAATATGAAATTTTATGTTTTTTTGACTCATTTGTATTTTGAATATTTTTAATATGTTTTAATGTTCCATCTTCAGATAATTTTTTAAATTCATTAAAAATAACATTAATTGCTGAATGTTGCTTTGTTACAATAATAAAATATTTATAATGTTCAAATTCTTTAGATTCTAACATTTTAATTAATCCATAAGTTTTACCATTACCAGCTCCTTGTTGTTTAATATATAAATTTGATTGTTCCGGGATAATAATTTGATTTATTTTTGGATTATTTTCTATTAAATACTTAATGAAATCTTCTCTTTTGAATTCAGGTTCAATATCAATCATATCACTTTTAACTTCTTTAGGAAATACTTTATACAAACAATTATTAATATCAATGAAAATATAATCATAATTTATAAAACTTTTATATTTCCAATTTTCAGATGTAAACTCTAAATATATTCTATTAGAATAATCTAATTTTTTTACAGAAATAGTATTATTACCATCAATAATCCAAATAATTTTTTGATTGTGTAATTCATAATCATTTTTACGATTATTAACTTCTTCTAAATCAATTTTACTATGTTGAAATTCAACAATAATATTATGTTCTTTTAATAAAACATCTGCTCTTCTATCTTTAATTTGATCATCGCATTTTTTTTTAAAATCAATCTCAGTAACTGGAAATTCAGATTGCCAATTAGAATGCCATTCAGTCATAGGAGATCCAACATCTGAATTATTTTTGTGTCTAAAGTATGGTTTTATTATTTCTCCGTTTGCACAAATTAACTCATGTCCATTTTTACATGTTAATTTACTTTTACTTTTAGTTTTAATGTGTTCGTTAATATGAATTTGTTTTTTATTTTTATAAGCATAATTTGATTTAAAATTAGAACATAACATATTTTTGTTCAATCAATAATTAATATATTCTTAGTTCTTTAAATTAATAAATAAAATTATTGATTCTCTTTTTAAATTATAAAATGATATGTAATATTATTTTATATTTGTTGTCGCTTCGCTCTCAACTAAAACGCGCGAATTTATAATATGTAAATATCATATAAAAATACATCATTGTAATATATTTATATAATACAATTTATATGATAAATAAATTTTACTGACTATATTTTAACTGTAAATTATAAAATGATATTACATATCATTTTTTATTGTTGTTCGCTTCGCTCTCAACTAAGGGGCGATTTTTTGTATATGAATATTATGATATAGAATTATATCATAATATCAAATAATAAAAACATAAATAATACGACAAAATAAAAATATGGATATTATAGTATGAAAAATTGAATTATTAAAAATTTCAATATAAATAAATATAAATATACCTGATATGACAACAAATATTTACATATTAAAATTAGAAAATAATAAATATTATGTTGGTAAATCAAATGATTTGGATACACGAGCTGCGGCACATATAAATGGAAGCGCATCATCGTGGACAAAAAAGTATAAACCAATTTCAGTTGAACAAATAATTACAAACGCAAGTCCGTATGATGAAGACAAATATACAATTGAATATATGGATAAATATGGTATAGATAATGTTAGAGGCGGAATATATGTTTCTGAATCATTAGATACTACTCAAAGAAATGATATTAATAAAAGAATTTGGGGAGCAAATGATTGTTGTACACAATGTGGAAGAAAAGGGCATTTTGTAAAAAATTGTCAATCAACAAAAGATATAACTGGACAATATATTAATAAAGAAGAATATATTCAAGTATGGCAATGTGATCATTGTGATAATCAATATGAAGATAAAAATGAATGTGCTAAACATGAAAAATCTTGTAAAAATAAAAAATCAGTTAAAACATGTTTTCAATGTAATGAAACTGGTCATTATGCGAATGAATGTCCAAATAAAGAAGAAACTTTTAATTGTAGATATTGTGATAAAGAATTTGAAACACAAAAAGGAGCAACATTTCATGAAAATGTTCATTGTAAAAGTATTACTAAACAGAATGGATGTTATAGATGTGGGAGATCTGGACATTATTCAAATGATTGTTATGCCAAGACAGATGTAGATGGTTATCAATTAGATTCTGATTCAGATTAATTTATAAAATGATATTACATATCATTTTATATTGTTGTTCGCTTCGCTCTCAACTAAGGGGCGATTTTTAATTTATGTTTGTTATACATCATAATTAGTTATAATCTTTTGAACAATAAAAAATTACAATTAATAATTAAAATATAAAATCATGTGAAATATCATTTTATATCGGCGAATTTATTTATTATCTAATAATTAGATTAATAAAATACCTTTAACAAAAGATAAATATAATCAAATCATATCAATAATTAAAATTAAAAATTGAACAATTATAAATCTAATATAAGTTATTTTATTTTTTATATTAGAAAGATGAAAACATTATCCAACGACAAGATAAACTTTATCTATCATCTCGCAGACATTCACATTCCGATTTCAATAGATAGAAAAGTAGAATATGAAAAAGTTTTTGATGAATTGTATGATCAATTATCAAAAGAAGAAAAAGGTGTGATTGTTATATGTGGTGATATATATGATTCTAAAAGTTCAATGAATCCAATTTCAGTTGAATTATTTCACAGATTAATGAGAATACACGAATTGATGCCAGTAATTATTATATCAGGTAATCACGATGGGTCTACCGTTAATAATCAATTAAAAGATAGTATTTATGCCTCTTCATTTAAATATGAACAAAATTTTCATTATCTAAATGAAACAGGATTATATAAATATGGTGATATTATATTTAGTGCGAAACATTTTTTTGATGAAAAACCATTTATAAAAGCAGATCAAATTAAAGCGGAGAATGATGAAATGAAAATCGCATTATATCATGGAGCATTACATGGAGCAAAATTTGATAATGGTATGGAGATAGAAGGAGAAGAAACTTTAAATATATCAACATTCGATGGATATGATTTAACACTACTTGGAGACATACATAAATATCAAACATTTAAAAATGAAAGTATGGCTTATTCCTCATCTTTAATTCAACAAAATTATGGAGAACCATTAAATGAGCATGGATATATTAAGTGGTATATGAATGAACCAAAGATGGAATTTAAAAGAGTAAAAAATGATTATGGATTTGTGACAATTAAAATAATAGACGGAAAATATGAAAAAAAAGAATATCCAAAAAATATTAGATTACGAATATTTTATAAGAATACAACAAAAGAACAATTAGATAAAATTATAATAGATTTATCCTTGAAACATAATATAATTGATGATCCTGAACCTATAGAAGAAAAAGATTATTCCAGTATAACAAATATGGAAGTGTTATTGAATAAAAAAGAATTATATGATAAGATGATTGATAAATACATTCAAATAAATACAATTGACGAAGATATCAAGGATGAAGTGAAAGTAAAATTACATGAATCAATACAAGTCGTGAAAGAAGTTGCTTTAAAAAAATATGAAATTAAAGTTTTAGAAATATCAAACATATTTTGTTTTGGTGAAGGAAATATAATTGATTTTAGAAATTATGAAAATCTAATTGGTCTTTTTTCAAAAAATTTTTCGGGCAAATCGTCAATTATTGATTGTATATCTGAAGTATTATATGATAGAAATAGTAAAGGATTAAAAAATGATGAATTAATTAGAAATGGGCAAAAATCAGGAACTATAAAAATATTAATATCTTTAAATGGAATTGATTATGAAATTACAAAAAAATATTCAAGTAATGGAACAAAAATAAATCTAATTGAAAAAGAAACTAATAAGAATTTAAATGATGATGATAATGGAAAGACAATAGATAAAATAGCATCAATGTTTCCAGAACATCGTTATTTTACTTCAATACATTGTATGTTACAAAATGATAATAATGGATTTGTTAATAATACACCAGAACAAACTATGAAATATGTGTTAGAAATATTAGGAATAGATGATACATTAGATTTAAAAAAAGAATATTCGGGAATAATAAAAACATTAAAAGATTCTATAGTACAAAAAAAAGATATAATAAAGAAAAATGAATATAGTGATAAAAGAATAGAATTTATTAGAGAAGAAATAATAGTTATTGAAGAAGATATAGAAATTTTAGAAAGTAATTTAGATAAATTAAACAAAGAAAGATTAGAAATAAAAATAAATGAAACTAAATATACGAATCATGATAATTTAATAATGCAATTAAATACAAAAAAAGAAAAAATAAAAAAAGATATAAATAAAATAAAAATAGATGAAAAAAATATAAAATTAATTGAATTAGATGATAATGTATTATTAAGATATGTTGAAAAAAATCAAATTAATAATCAAGAAAAGAATAATATATATGAAAAAATTAATAAATTAGGAATTAATAAACATAAAATTACATCATATAATGATAATTTATATGATCAGAAAGATAAAGTCAATAAAGAAATTAATTCTATTGAAAATAAAATAAATAATTTACAAAAAGAAATTAAAATAATAATTGCTATTAATATAGATGATATAACTATTATACAAAATAAAATTGATTTAATAAATAATATTAATAATAAAAATGAAAGATTAAAAAAATTATCATTATGTAAATATAACGATAACTGTGATGTATGTGTAGATAATAATAAAGAAATTATATTAGAAAAAAATAAATTAATTGAAGAATTAAAAAATCTTAATTGTGATGAAACATATGGAAAATTAATTGAACATAAAAATAAATTATCAACTCAAATTAAAACTAATACAATAAATGATAATGAAAATTTTAAAATAAATAAAGAAATAATTAATCTTGAAAAATCTCAAAATAAAAAATATTCTGAATTAGATACAATTCAAAAGATGATTAATGAATATGAAAAAGATAAAGAAAAAATAATAGATAATCAAAAAATAGATATAGAAATAAATTTATTAAAAGATAAAATACAAACTATTGATAATTATAAAGATATAGAATATGAAGAATATATCAAAAATAAGAAATTGAACGATAAAAATATAAAATTAAAAGATGAATATTGTAAACAAATCACTACCTATGAAAAAAGTGTAGAACTAACAGAAACAGAAATTAAGAAAATAACTGAAGAAAAAATATTATATGATAAAAATAAAATTAAAATGGATAGATACAATATGATTGATAATGAGATAATTAATATTAAGAAAGAAATTAAATTAAAACAGAAAAATTTAGAAATTTTAGAAAAAGAATTAAATTCAAATATAAAAAATAAAGAGAATACATTATATTTTAATGAATTACTTATAAATGACAATAGAGAATTAAAAATAGCAAAAGTTTTAGAAATAGCTTATGATTATAATGGATTTACAAAATTAATTATAAATGAAATAATTCCTAATATGGAAAAAGCTATATCTAGAATAACAGGTACAGTATGTGGGTATACAGTTGAAATAGATGAAAAATTAAATGTATATATGAAAAGAAATTTTAAAAGATATAGAATTCAAGGTGGATCAGGATCTGAAAAATTATTAATTAATATTGCATTTAGATTAATGATGGTTGAATATGGTTTAACAATATGTAAATCATCTATGATGTTAATCGATGAAAGTTTTGTATCATTTGATTCTGATAAAAAATTATTAATACCATCAATTATTCAAGAAATATTAAAACGGTATGATAAGGTGTTAATTATTAGTCATATGGAAGAATTAAAAAATATGGTAAAGAAAACTATTAAAATAAAAAAACAAAATGATATATCAAAAATATATTAAATTAATTAAATTTTTTTATATAAGTATATAATATAAGGTATAAAATAGTTTAGTTCTTAGAAAAAATTGAAACTTTCTTTTTTTTATTTAGAATTATAAGAATTATAAAATGGCATATAAATGTGAAATATGTTTTAAACAATTTTCTACATCCAGCACTTTGGATTATCATTCAAAAAATGTAGT